GGGGATCTGGTGGTGGCGGTAGATTTACTGTTAGCGGTGGATCAGGTTGCACTGTATTTAGTTCACCAGGATTAGCTTGTAAACAAGGTAATGATGGTGGAGATGGTAGACCAGCTCCAGGTGGTGCTGGTGGTGGTGGCGGTGGTGGTGCTGGTGCTGCTGGAGGTAATGCACCGGGAAATAAAAATGGTGGTGCTGGTGGAAATGGTTTACCTAATTCTATAACTGGTTCTGATGTAACTTATTCTGGTGGTGGCGGTGGTGGTGGAGCATCATTCTTTATAACACCTCAAGGAACAGGTTCTCAAGGAGGTGCTGCTGGATCTGGTGGCGGCGGTGCTGGTGGAAATTTTGGCTCTAATGGAAACGCTGGTACAGCAAATACTGGTGGTGGCGGTGGAGCAGGAGCAGGTGGAGGCGGACCTTCAGGTGCTGGTAATGGACAAGGAGGAAATGGTGGTTCAGGTGTTGTTGTTCTTAGAATGCCAGGATCTACATGCGCAGCAGTTGCACCAGATACAAATACGTTAAGTGCTTGTGTAGGTCCAACTAATGATAAAGTAGCTAGATTTACAGTATCAGGGACATTGACTATAAGTTAAAATTAAAATATAAAATAACTTTTAAGGAGTAAAAAAATGGCACATTTCGCAGAACTAAAAGCAATGACAGATCCTACAGGATTTACGTCAGATTCACATCAAGTAGTACAAAGAGTTGTTGTTGTAGGCAACGATGTAGATACTGCAGCAGGACCATTAGGAGATAATGATATGCATGTTGATGGAGAAACATGGTGTATTAATTTTTTTAAAGGTGGAATATGGAAACAAACCTCTTACAATAATAATTTTAGAAAACAATATGCAGGTATCGGAATGGTTTATGATCCTGTAAAAAATAAATTTATATCACGGCAACCCTATGCTTCATGGTCATTAGATGCTAGTGACGATTGGCAAGCACCAATTACATACCCATCAATAATTGGTGATGGTCAAGATCCAAGTGTTTGGAGATATAATATTTTTTGGAATGAAGAAAAATATCAAGCTGACAACACTAAAGGTTGGGAAGCAACTAAATCAAACGATACATCGGAAACACCTACCAAATACGATTGGAATGGCACAACTTGGGTGTCCGAATAGGAGGACACTTAAATGCCAAGAACCAATGGCGGTATAATCGGTAAAAGAAACTTAACTTCTTTTGGAAAGTGTACAACCACTTCATTTACATCATCAGGAAATATTTGCACACAAGCAAATACTAGAATTGCTAAAACTCTATTAGTCGCTGGTGGTGCTGGAGGTGGATATGGTAGAGGAGGTGGAGGAGGTGCTGGTGGTCATCGAGAAATAGAAATACCAGTTTGTGGATCAACCCAGTATCCAATAGTTATTGGTGGTGGGGCAGCAGGATCAACATGTAATAGTGCATTTGGATCTAATGGTTCAGACTCTACAGCTTTTGGATCTACTTCTACTGGTGGAGGTGGCGGTTCTAGTGATGGATCTCTTGCCCAGGGCGATACACCATTTAATTACGGAGGTCACCCAGGAGGTTCAGGTGGAGGTTCTGCAATTTGGTTAGACGTTGCTTGTAGATCAGGTCGAGGTAATACACCTCCAACAGATCCACCACAAGGTAATCCTGGAGGTTCTAATCCATTAGGATGGCCAAATACAATCGCTACAGGTGGCGGTGGTGGTGCTGGTGCTGCTGGTGGAAATGGTTTAGCTTGTGGTGTTGCTGGAGCTGGAGGAGCAGGTGTAGCCTCAAGCATTACAGGATCCTCTGTAACCAGAGCAGGTGGTGGTGGCGGTGGAAATGATCATAATCAAACTGCTGGTGCAGGTGGATCAGGAGGTGGTGGTAATGGTGCTACAAACAATACTGCAGGATCAAATGCTACAGCAAATACAGGAGGCGGTGGCGGTGGTGGCGGTCGTAACGCTACAAGCGGAGCTAAAGCAAATGGTGGTAATGGTGGATCTGGTATTGTAGTTGTAAAAGAATTAACTAAAGCAAGTGGTGTATGGAATTTAAAAACTCAATTAAGAGCTAGGCAACAAGGAACATGGCCAAGACTTATTCCTGCTTTAAATTATTTAGTTGTTGCTGGTGGTGCCGGAGGTGGTGGAGCAGGTCCAGCAACACCTAATTCTAGACATGGTGGTGGAGGAGGAGCTGGAGGTTATCGTGCTTCTGGGTTTGGTCCAAGTCCTTTACAAGCTGATAGTTTAGAAGCAACTCCAGGAAGTTATGTGATAACAGTAGGTGGAGGTGGAGCAGCTGGTTCAGCAGATTCAGATGGAACTAATGGTAGTAATTCAATATTTAATGTTTGTGGTACAGAGGGTACAGATAAATTCACTTCAGCCGGAGGTGGTGGCGGTGGTGGTAATGGTGCAGGATCATCCGGAGGTTCAGGTGGTGGAGGAAGTCATAAAAATCCTGGTAATCAATCTGGAGGGTCAGGTAATACACCTCCAGTAGATCCACCACAAGGTAACGCTGGTGGTGCAGGAAGTCAATTTGTTTGTCAAGGTGGAGAAGCAGGTGGAGGTGGTGGAGCCACTGGAGCAGGAGAAACAGCATCCGCTTCCCCAACAAGTCCTGCGTACATAGGTGGTGCAGGTGGTGCAGGTGCTCCTAATAATATTGCAAACGATTGTGCGTCTTACGCTGGTGGTGGTGGAGGTGGTGCTAGACAATGTCATGGAGTTGGAGGTGCAGGTGGTGGAGGAGGATCACCACCTTCTGAACCTGGTGGTGTTAATGGTGGAGCCAATACAGGTGGTGGTGGAGCTGGACAAGGTAATAATTCAAGTAATCCAATAGGAACCGGTGGATCAGGAGTTGTAATAGCAAGATTTCCAGCAAGTGTATGTGCATCAGTTTCACCAGGCACTAATAGTCTAACAACATTGCCAGCACCCGCTGGAGGTTGTAAAGTTGCTAAATTCACTGTGTCTGGAACCTTGACTATTTCTTAAAAATAGATATATTAAATTTATTGTGGTAGAAGAAAGAATATGAATTTAACAAATTATTATTGGTACTTTCAATCAGCTATTCCTAGTCGTATTTGTGATGATATTGCAAAGTATGGTAAACAACTTCAAGATCAAATGGCAGTTACAGGTGGTTATGGTGATGGTAAAAAATTAAATCAAAAACAAATAAAAAATTTAAAACAAAAAAGAGATTCTAATATTGTTTGGATGAGTGATAGGTGGATTTATAAAGAAATACAACCATATATTCATCAAGCAAATCTTAGTGCTGGTTGGAATTTTGAATGGAGTTTTTCAGAGGCATGTCAATTTACAAAATATGAAAAAGGTCAATTTTATGATTGGCATTGTGATAGTTGGGATAGACCATATCTTAGAGATAATCCAAACTCTCCCGATCATGGTAAAATTAGAAAGTTATCTGTAACTGTTAGTTTATCTGATCCTAAAGAATATAAAGGTGGTGAATTAGAGTTTGACTTTAGAAATAAAGACCCTGATAAAAAACCTCAAATACGTAAATGCACAGAAATATTACCTAAAGGATCTTTAGTTGTATTTCCTTCATTTGTATGGCATAGAGTATGTCCAGTAAAAAAAGGTGAAAGAAAAAGTTTAGTAATATGGAATTTAGGATGGCCGTTTAAATGAGTTTCCCAAAACAATTAAATTTAGAAGAATATTTTAAATGTCCTATATGGTGGGCAGACGAACCTAAGTTTGTTAAAAAATTAAATAAATCATCTGATAAATATATAAAACAAGCTCAAAAAAATTTAAAACAAACAATAGATAAAAGAAATAAAAAGTTTGGTGATAAAGGTGATATGGGTCATGTATTTCACTCTACATCTTTAATTGGTGATCCTAAATTTAAAGAGTTACAGGATTATATTGGTGCAACCGCACATAACCTATTAGAGGAAATGGGATTTGATTTGAAAAATTATACAATATTTATTACAGAAATGTGGGTTCAAGAATTTGCTAAAAAAGGTGGAGGACATCATACGTTACACACACATTGGAATGGACATATATCTGGTTTTTATTTCTTAAAAGCAAGTGAAAAAACATCCATGCCATTGTTTGAAGATCCAAGACCTGGTAACATTATGAATCTTTTACCAGAAAAAAATAAATCAAAAGTCACATATGCAAGTTCACAAATTCATTATCAAGTTAAACCAGGTAGAATGATATTTTTTCCATCGTATATGCCACATCAATATATCGTAGATATGGGATATGAATCATTTAGATTTATTCACTGGAATTGTCAGGCAATACCTAATACTG